TTTCTTTCTCTGTCATGTTGCGTTGAATTATTTGATTTTTGCTTATTTCCTTGCGTTCTCCTGCGATTTATTATCAAAGATGAATACTTTATAATCTTTAGTGATTTTATTGCCTTAAATCGCATTTATTTAGTTTTACCTCGATACGACTGCTCCTGAAATATTATCACTCTCATCATTTCATTGAATCGGTCTGCTATACGGTCTCCGTATTTCTCCCGAATCTGTTTGCCCGTAAGGTTTGTCGTGATGATAGTGAAGAGCTGCTCATTGTATCTATAAGAGAGTAGGTCGATGATTGGATTCAGGACATTCCCGTAATCAAGTATCTCTGTTGGTTCGAGACCTAAATCATCAATTGCCAGCATCGGTGTATTCCTGAATTTCACGAATCCGTTATAATCATCTTTATTCAACCTCGTTATATCTTTCACATCACGAAGTGATACACCTATTGAATTGCCGTAATCATCTTTTAGATTGAAAAAATTGATAAGATTCTGAATAGCTCTCATCAGAGTAGTCTTACCATTGCCAGGCACACCGCACATCAGCAATCCGAACTTATCCTGTTCTGTTAGCCATTTGGCTGCTTGCTTGATTGATTCTTTGACCGCATCGCTCTCTTTGTAGGTTTGATGTCGATATTCAACCTCTGCCTGAAAGGAAGCTGTTAAGGCATCTATCGTCTGAGCTTCTGTGATTGGCAGCTTAAAACGTGTCCGAATAATCTTCCGCTTTAGTAGCACTGATTTGAGTACCTCTACGTTTATTTTCATCTGTTCGTTTATCTCTTGCATTGCTATGTTTTTTATCATTGTTAGACCATGTAACCAATCTCCTTGAAGTTTCCCAAGTTGGTTGCAGCTCGAATCTCATCTTTGTCTCAGAGCGATTCATTTCGCTCCAATAGTCAAAGAACTTACGAGTCGTTTCTTTGCCGTATTTTTCGATAAAAGGAACTAAAGAATTATAGAACTCATCTTTTCGTGCGAGAGTAGCAGCTTTAGCTGCGACCTTTTTTTCTTTACTCTCTTTAGAGAGTTTCTTTATATTATTATTCTTTATATTCTTATTATTCTTAATAGGCAGGTCAGTCTGTGGGTCATTCTGTGGGTCACTTTGCATATCATTCTGTGGGTCACTTTGCAAAATACTATCATCGTAATTTTCTGAATTTCCTTTATTTACAACTGAATTCTGTGGGTCATTCTGTGGGTCACTTGGAGTATCAAAATCAGTAACAAAATCAGTATCACTACTTTGATACCTCTCGTAATTAATTATCGTTATGATATTCACCACCTTATTCCTCGATATGGATATCCTATCATCTTCCTCGAACTCCTGCAATCTTCTACGAACGGTAAGTTTTGCAAGAGACCAACGTTTTGTAAGCTCTTCAATTGAAATGGCAATCTGACCCCTCTTAACTACAACCCGATTGCCACGAATGAAGAAAGACCTTTCGGATTTCCATTCAGCGAGCATCAGGAGGTCAATCCAACACATTGAACGACTAAATTTCTCGCCGAAATAGCCGTTCATTTCGGTTATCTTCCTACTTATCTTAATCCATCCATTCATATATCTTAGGCTACAAAATCCTTGTAAATGTCAAAGAATTGTTGACCTGCATATTCGGCTAATTCGCGATTTTTAAAGGCAAGCCGAGACCCATAATACGAACGCGAGCTCGAGAACGTATAAATCTCATACGCAAAAACGAGGTCGCCACCCACATTCGCACTAAAGCCCGCACGATCGACAGCACAGCGTGATCTTTTCTCTACATCTGAAAGATTATCATACTCTTGTTTTGTGTAGAAAAAATAGTATGGATAATATCGGTACTCATCTTCCGTAAACTCAGGCTTCCAACCTTCATTTAGAGCTGCTACTATAATACGGAGTTTGTGATATGCAATCACATCTTTAATATCTTCGCAATCATCATTCTCGTTGCCCTGATAGATACTATCCCAAGCCTTACAGAATGGATGCTCACAACCTAATTCATGATACGCATCCTCGAACGTTTTGATACGCTCTCTTACATCTTTTGGTTGCTCTGGTTCAATATTCTCTTTTCCAAAGAGATTGATTAATAACTCTTGAATTGCAGGATTCTCACCTGCTTCGCGAAACGCTTTCTGTACGTTCTCAACGTTTATTATAATTTCACTCATTTTCTTTTTTTTAATATGGTAATATGGATAAATCTAATTGAAGTCCATTATTAGCCACATAGACCGCCTTTCCTGCGATTTTCTCTATCTCAGCGCGGAATTGTTCAGCGTTGGAATTTCCTGCGCTTAGATGAAGTATAATCACTTCATTCGTATCGGATAGGTCACTGGCTAAAAGAACTCCTTTTGTAGTTTCGATTTCCATATGCGATTTCAGAAGTCGCTCTCTCATTGTTGGAAGCACCAAGCCGTTCTGTATATTATCTTCAAGTATCTCATCTGAATAGTTAGCTTCTATCATTAGATGATTCATTTTAGGAAGCTTGTATTCAAGATCCATCGTGTCTGTGATGAAAACGAGCTTACCCATTTCAGGATGTTCAATGATGAAACCTAAGCAAGGCACATCGTGACATACATTCATTGCAAATACTTTGAACTTTCCTATTTTATAGCCGTGTGACGGCTCAATCTCTTTACAGAAGCATCGTGTTCTTAGATTTTTTGAATCGAATACATCTTTGAGTGCGAGAACTCTTATACCACATTTAAGGAAATCAGGGAGAAATTTAGAATGGTCATTATGCCGATGGGTGCATAATGCTCCTACGATCTTAGAAAGGTTCCAATCAAGAGCTTTCTTTACCTCTATCATAGGAATCCCCATTTCTAATATTAATACTTCGTCCTGAGCTTCCAATATATAGCAGTTGCCCTTTGAAGAGCTTCCCAGACATTTAAGTATCATTCTAAATTCCTCCCTAATTGATTAATAATTAGGTTCTTCATCAGCAGGAGCATCATCTTCATCTTGCGATGGATTCTTTATTTCTCCTGTCTCTTCATCAACCTCTTCATACTCTACGTTGGTAGCTATTACTTCTTTATTCGCATTCTCAATAAGGTATGCTCTCGATGATTCTTCCTGTTCTGTAGAGAGTGCTGACTGCATTTCCACGGATAGATACCCATACTTAGAAAGAAGTCTGCGCACAACCGTTTTAAGTGCCATATCACTGAAATTGCCCTCCCAACCGACCTTGCTTGATGGCTGATTCGCCTGAGCGAGCTTAATGAGAGCGTCTGCACTCGGTTTTTTATTGCTCTTGAATGATGGAGAATATCTCAGAGCGTAAGCAGCCATATCCTCGACACTCACAAAGAGGGTCTTATTGAAGCCGTTGAGCAGCTCGAAATAGCAGAAGTAGCCAATGATCTTGTCAGACTTCTTTTCTCCATCGAGAGCGATTTCGCCTGTCAGCTTATTCCCTTTTCTCATTTCTCCCTCATATACTATATCAGCATTGATAGTGCGGTACTGACCCGTTCTCATCGCCATCTGTATGTACCCCTTATACCCGAGGATGAAAGTAGGAGTAGGAATCTTAATCAAATTTCCGTGGTCGTCCTTAGCGGAGTTATTATACACTACGATATAAGCGAACCCGAGAGCTTTATTCAGAGGAAGCTTTAACGTTGCGGCTCTAAGAGCTTCCTGAATGAGCTGAGCAGGCTTGCATGTCTGCAACTGCTTATCGCCTGTAAAGAGGTCGATGAGCGATGCCACGAAAGCATCTTTGTGTTCACCGAGAGCGTTCTTAAACTGAGCTTGTACCGATGGAGCATCGAGAACTGACTTTAGCACTGTAATAGGTGCAACAGCAGTAGTCTTAATTGCTGATTGCGGATTTTGATTTTCTTGCATAATTGCGTTGATTTATTTAATTGTTAATATAGAATCGGTCGTAACTTTCAATAGAATCATCTGAGTGTCCATTTTAGGAAATCCGTTTATTGATTCTGCGTTATCTATTATGATGGGGGCTGATATTCCTTCAAAGTGGCTTATAGCGTTGATTATATCCAAACCTGCTATATATGTCATTGCATTATTAAGGGAAGAGTAAGGGACTCCATTTACCATTGCTTCGCAAGTCTCAACCTCTCCACCGTTAATTTGCTGCTCGAACATTTTGAACTTGACGATAGAGAAAAGTCCATTGATGCGATTCTCAACGGCTTCGATACGAGCTTTCGAGAATGATGCCATCGTGAACTCGATGCCCTCCAACTGAGCCAATTCTTCGCTCTGTTCCCTGAGCTGCTTTTCAAGCTCTTTGATACGAGCCTCATTGCGCTCGATGGTCTCTTTCTTGGCGAGCTTTGCTTTGATAATATCTATCTCTGACAAGATAGATTTCTTCTGCTCTGTGAGTTCGGTCGTATCAGGAGCTTCAACAGGCTTGTCGAGTTCTGCCTTGACCTTTGCAATCTCATCAACGAGATTGTTTCTCTCTGCATCGGCTTCGATGGTCTGAGTAGCATCAGGAGCGGTCATAGTGGCATAGTAGAGAGGATTGGCTTTCAGTTCCTCAATCTTCTTACTGAGTTCTGCAATACGTTCCTCGCACTTCTTGATGAGAGCGGCGGTATCTTCCATCGCTTTCTTGTTCGCCTGTCCTTTGCGGTTATTCTCTGCGAGGTCGGCAGCTTTGCTAGTATTGAAGCTCTCAGTCATTGTTATAAAAAATGCTATCAATTCGTTCTGCTTACGCTCAATATCATCAATATCGAGAGGTCGCTTGCAGGTCGGGCAGACAAACTCATCTTCTTTGAATTGGAGAGTGCGAGCATTGATTTCTTGCCATTCCGCAATCAGAGTCTCACGCTTTGACTGCATCGTATTGAGGTCGCTCTGATAGCGAGTCATTTCAGACTGAACTCGGTTTAGTTCTGCCTGAGCGTTCTCGACCTGACGGCGAATCTCTGACTGCTTAGAGGATTGCTCGTCATACTCTTTCTGAACCTCCTGCTTAATCTCGTATTCACGATTGAGCAGATTCTGTCTCAGATTAAACTCTTTCTTGGAGATTTCGAGCCTCGCATTGCTCGTCTCTGAATAAGCCTGAGACTTATCCGTGATGGATTTCTCGACCTTTTCAAGCTCTGATTTCTTGGCTTGCAGGTCAGCATCGAGAGCCAGCCAGTTCTCAGCTTCGGGCATATCTCTCTTGCGCTCATCGATACGCTCAGGGATGCCATCGATTTCTGCCTTGATACGGCGTTTCTTTGCTGCAATCTCTCTCTTGTATTCATCCATCGTCTTGCCTGAAAGAGATGCAAGAAGAGCCGTAAAATCGCTATTACCATTCGCTATATCAGAATCGGAGATACCTCCAGCCATACGGAATAGCATTGTGCGCTGAATATCTGATTTCTGAGAAGAGAAATACAGAGGATTAGTAATAAACTTAAAGACATCCTCAGAGCATAAGCTTTGGATTTTATCGTTCCATTCATTGACTGAACAGGGAACATCATTCCACAATCTTTCTTCCTCGTTGCCTGTGAATGTTTCTTCTGCTTCACCTCTCTTCTTAGTCCATTTTTCATTTAAACGGCGACAAAGTGTCACCACTTCACCATCAACAGAAAGAGTGATAGTTACCTCGTGAGGAATCTTCGGGATAATCTGATTGTTCTCATCGATTGTTTTGAGGTTGAACTTCTTGCTATCCTTTGAATCCTTACCGAATAGAACCCAAGTGAAAGCATCGAATATTGTAGTCTTTCCCGATCCATTAGCTCCGTCAATCTCTGTGATATCATCATTGAAAGCTATCTTCAATTCTCGCACTCCTTTGAAGTTGAGAATCTCCATTTTTTGGATAATGATTTTTTTCATTGCGTTGAATATTATTTGTGGCTATGTAGGTAGCCGCCTGTGAATTGATTTCTTGTTTCGTCGGTATTCTGTCTGAAAGCTGCCATTCTTCAATCTCTGACTTTAAATTCCATTTTCTTTGCTTTTTTTGATTGTTGTTAATACGTGTTTCCTATATTCTATGCCGTACGATCTTAGCACCCCTTGAATCCCCTCGCGGGTGTAGCCCGTGCGTCTCTCCATCTCTGCCCACATGGCCATTCGGCTTCCTTCCGTCGCGCTCATTTCCTTGTAGGCTGCTACTATTGCCTCGTGTTTTGCATCCAGCTTCTTTCGCCATCTTGTCTTTTTTGCCTTCATGTCTTTCGTTGTTTCTTGTCTGTTAATAGTATCCTCCGTTCATTATTATCTCGAGAAGTTCGGGTTCATACCTCCGGTCACCCTTCACCGTGATGACGGATGGCCTACAGCCGAACCTGAGCCTCACCTCGTCCACGAAGAGGAGCGCGTCGCTATCCTGTATGCACTCCGCCAGCTTGACAGCCGCCATCCGTCCTTGGACTTCCACCGTCCACCCGCCTAACAGCCTTTTCTGTATTGTTGCCCCCTTGTACTTTGCGTTGCCAGCCTCGTTCTTACCTGGCTTGCTGCCCACATCTGTTTTTGATGTGCCTAAATTTAATTTCATAAGCTTTACTCTTTTTTGTTAATACTTTTTATTCTCTTATTAATGCTCAGAACCCTGCGTCGTGCAGCACCTTCTCCACGTCTGCCAAGGTGCAGTTGTCTATCTTGTTCACCAGCTCCCCGTTGCGGATGACCCACACAGTGCTGTTGGCGTAGTTCGCCCATACTTGTATCCTGCCGTTGTCCGCGAGCAGGTAATTTTTTTGTTCCGTTGCTACCATGTTTGTGTTGTTTTTAGTTGTTGCTTTCTTCGTCTTTCTCGTCTTCGTCGGTAAACCCTTCGCTGCCCGTGTTTAGTATGCACACCATGCACACGACTAGTGCAATCAGCACGATGTATGCCGCCAACATAAATGCCATCTCCATTGCCGTCTCCATGCTTATGCCTCCTTCTCCTTTTTCTGTCGTGCACTCGTCTTGTCCGAAGCCCCTAAGGCCTCCATGTCTTTCTTGTCGTTTATCATCTTCGCTTTAAATTTTTTTAGTTATTATTTTGTAAC